GTGTTACCTTCTCTAATAGCTGAAGTTGCTGGGTTACCAGCACCTGGAGTTATTGTTACGGTTATTGTTGAATTAGCTCCAGCAGCAACAGCAGCATTGTTATATGCAACGTGTAATCTGTTTTGCTCAGTCCAAACAACTTGATCAGATGTCATAGGCATTTCAGCGCCTACCATTCTCAAGAAACCAGCTAATGTTCGGTTTCCGTATCTTTCTACCTCTTGCTCATAAAGCTCAGGTAGATATTGTTGTGCCCATTGGTTAAAACCACCTGCTATGTCCTGGAAATTAATATAATTATCCTGAACAAGAACTTGGTTTGGCATAGGCGTTATTGACGCGGGAAAACTCCCGCCTGGGATTAGTGCCATTTTGTTTTTTATTTATTTATGTTCTTTTTTTAATTCTCAATTTAGTACTATCAACCCCGCTTATAGCTCTAACTTTCCAACCATTGGGCAGTGTTTCACCAGTGTCCATTGATCTTGGTTCAGAGTTTATGTTTTTAGATTTTGCAATTATATCTTTAGTAGCATCGGCTTTACCTTGCTCATAAAAATGCTCTGCTAATCTATCTGCATTACGAGCAGCATACATAGCTTTATGATAACCATCTATGTCTTTAATAGATCCGTCTTCTGAAGTAAACTTATTAATAAATTTACCAACATCAACTTGACTATCGCCAACATCAGAAGGATTTGATAGTTTATACTTAAACTTTTTTTCACCAACTTTAAAATTGAAACCTTCAAATTCGTTGTTAAAATAGTTTTTAGTGTTATCTACAAACTCATCTCGCTTAGCTGCAATGGTTGATTGTTCTTTATTGTATCGTTGGAAAAAGTCCATAGCTTTTTTCTGCTCATTAGTAACAGATGGCCTCAACTTGATTTCATCATAGTATTTACTTTTTATTTGCTCTAAAAAGTTCTTGGCTTTTGCAACTTCTTCTTTATATGCAAGCTTTTGCTTACGTACAAATCTTTCTTCGTCCGCTTCTTCATCATATGTAAAATTATCTTCCATTACAAATCTAATTTCATCATCATTTAGATGCGGTCTAGTTTTTTTATAATATTCTTTTATAAGTAGTTTATCGTCGTATTTACTGTAATCTTTATTTAAAGTAACATAATCTTCTACGTTACCACCTGTTTCATTCATAAATGAAACTAGTTTTTCTACGTTTTCTGGAAGTTGTATACCTAAAGTTTTTTCATCTCTTATAGCTTCTTTTGCTTCTACTTCAAGATCTTTAGCTTCTTCTTTTATTATTTCTTTTATTACTTCTACTTTTTCTTCTACTTTTTCTTCTACAGGTTTGTCTATTACCTCTTCTAAAACATTTTTATTTTCTTCAGCTTTTACTGTTTCTTCTTTTGTTTCAGAAGGTATTACAACTTTAGTAGGTTGTTTGTCGGCTTCAACTTGTCTTTTCTCAGCATTTAAATCTACCTTAGTAATTGTGTTACTTGATTTGCTTAAGTTTTTAGCTCTTTTTTTTACTTTTAAAGGTTCTTTAGTGTCCTTTTCTGATTTTGCCATAATATAATATAATATAATAATTAATAATTAAGACTGCGACAGTATACTACTCATAGGATTTTCTAGATCTTGCACAATTGCAGGATTTTCAAAATCAATCGCGTCTAATTCTTTTTGTTTTTGATTTGCTATAGCACTCTGTTGTGTGCCAACAATTCTAGCTCTTTTGTCTTTACGTTCTTCAATATCTTTTTCTCTTTCTGATTCTCTAATTACCTTTTGCTCTCCTAGCTGCATGTTGTAGTTAAACTCTAACTCCATTAATTCTCTTTTTATTTGAGACTCAACCCGGATTCTTTCTATTTCAAAAGTTGATTTACCTTGCTCTACTTTTAACTGGACATCCGCTATAGCTTGTTTCTTTTGAACCTCAGCCATAGCCGCCGCTTCACTAGCCTTAGCATTAGCTTGTGCTTGTGCTTCTATATTAGCTAAATTTGCTGCTTGGGCAGCTTCTGCAGCTTTCTTACGTTTTAGCTTAATCATTTGATTAGCTAACTTAAGATTATTTATTTGTCTAATATCTATAGCATCTTCAAGGTTTATGCTACCACTTTGTAAAGCTGCTTGTATATTAGATTCAAGTTGTTCTTTTTCTAATTCGTCTGGAACTAAACTAAAGTATAATCCAAAATCAGCTAAATGAATTTTGTTTATATCTTTCATTTGACCAACATTCCAAGTAGATATACTATTTTTTAAAGCTTCATTAGTTAAAGCAAACTCTATAGAGTCAGCAGTTCTTAATACAATATTTTCACAAGCTCTTAATGTTAAGTACAAAGAAGCATTTAGAATATGCTTAGTTGCTGTATTAGAATTAGCAGCAGCTAGTTTTTGTAAACCTACTAAAGAGTCAGAGTTAGGCATACTACCATCTCTAGCTTCATTAAGACCTGTTACATCTCTTATCATTTGTAAATAATATTGATAAGTAGATATTAAAGAATTAACTTTATTACCGCCATCACTTTTAACAAGTTCTTGTATTGGTATTCTACCTGGATTCATGTCTCCTTCTGTAGTCATAGATCTACCTAGTATACTACCTGTTTGAAAATACATATTTAAAGCTTCTTTAGCATTATAAGTAGTTCCATTACCTAAATCTACTTCTGCTAATCCATCAACATCTAAATAAACACCATCAGGTATTACTTTAGATATTACTTGTTGTATTTTTAAATGAGTTAATTGGATCATATCTGCAAAGCCCATCATTCTACTAACTAAACTTTCAACTCTACCTTGATAAAGCTTTGGAGCACATATAGTATAGTTCATGTTAACTTTTACTAAATTAGATTTTGGTCTTGTCATGTTTTCTGCAAGCTTCCACTCTAGCATCATATCATAACCTAAAACTTTTGCACCGCTATATAAAGTTTCTATAGATCTTGAAACTCTATCGTAATTATCATTAGCTTCTGGATTAAACGTATCTGGTTTTTCTAAAGCTTTTTGTAATCCTGTAGCTGTTTTCTTTATTTTATAAACTTGCTCACTATAAGTTTTATATTCAAAATACAATATATATATTGCGTTTCCATCTCTTCTACCATTCCAGTTATATAGGAAGCTGCTATTACCTTGATACTGTTCTAACTTTTCTAACTCTTCATTACTCAAGTTTGGAAACTGTTTTTTAACTTCGGCTAAAGAAAGAGGTTTTACTTCACCAACATACCACATGTCTTCAAAGTTAGGATCTTCACTGTATGAGTATACTAATCTTGTAGGATCTACGTAATCAACAGTAACACCTTCAGCTTTGTTCCAGTTAGTTTTAACAGCGCCCATACCTAAAACAACTAAATCTTCTAACATTCTTCTTTTTGTTAGTTGATATTTGTTATATTCTAAAGTGTTATTAATTGCTTCTTCGCAAGCTATTTCTGTAGCTTGTTTATAGCTTAACTGCATGTGCAGATCAAGTTCTTCTTGATTTTCTGGAAGTTCTTCTTTGTTCTCTGCATTAAATAAATTTAAACCTATAGTAGCATCTAGTTTGTTTAACAACGCTTTAGCTTGCATGTCTCTTAATATGTCTTCAGCATATTTTGATCTTTTTCTTCTTGACTCTGGATCTTGTGCAGATGCTTTTATATCGTAGATCTTGTCATCCATACCATTAACAACAATATCTACAAATTTAGGTATTATAGGAACTGGCTTCCAGTCTAAGTTTAAATAAGATAAATCGCCATTAATAGCCATTTCATCTTTATATTTTTGAACTGGTTGTTCTGCCCTTGAATATAACCTACGCATCCTAAAGTTATTATATTGCGTATTAAATCTGTTTTCAACGCCTGATCTTGTACCGCTAAACCAATCACCTTCTATAGCTTGGCCAACCTTCTTGCCATACTCTACGCTTTGTTTAACCTCGTCAGAAACGACTTGGTCTGGAAAAGTGCTATAAGTGTTTGTTATCTGATTTTTCATGCATTATATTATTTGTGAAGTAGATCCTTCATTATTAAACCTACGTATTCCTAAACTAACTTTTTCTATATTTCTTTGTGGTGTAGGTCTATACTTATTTTTATTACAAGCCATAACTGCTAAACCAGAACTTATAGAAGCATCATATTTTGTTCTATTGTTTATATTAAACTTTGACCAATCGTCTAAAGTTTTTTGAAAATACATATTGCCATAACCATCTTCTGTTCTGCCAACATAATTTTCTATATAGTATTCTATAGCTGCTGCGTGAGCCTGCTTAATATCTTCACTAGAGTTAGGTATTCCACCTATTTCTTTTTCAGCTGTAGATAATTTATTCCAAATTTTATCAGGACGGTTCATTGAAAAACCTCTATAACCTCTACGTTTGAAATAATATAAAAGTCTTGGTTTGTTATTTTCAGCTAGTATAGGCATGCCGTAAAAAACACAAGCCATAAGTACATCTTCAAAAAATATTTCAGCAGTATCAGGTCTTGCTATATATTCTAAAAAAAAATGATTAGGAGATACATTTTCCATGCTAAACTTAGTTAGTCCATGTAATGCTCCTTTAGACCCTTTACCATCAACAGTACCGCTAATATCGTAAGAGTCACAGCCAAAAGCTCCAATATGTTCGTTACCTGGGTATTTACCTCCATTTTTTAAAATTATACAATTTTGTAATTCAATATCAGGTATCCAAGAAACTAAAAACCTTCCATTTTTATTTGGAACAAACATTACTTGAGTATCTTTTATTCCTTCTATCCACATAAAATTACCTTGAGTTACTGAATTTATATTAGCAGTTTCCTCGTTGTAATCAATTTGTTCGTAAATTTTAGTTAAGTTAAATAAACTATCTTTAGTTTCATCCCTAAAAGCATGTTTTTCTGTTCTAGGAAATTGTCTATAATATTCATTTAAAGCATCTTGATCATTTCTTAAACCGTCAACTTCGTTTTCCCAGTGCTCAATGACTCCAACTGTAATTGTTGAACCATCGATTCCTTTAATTGGATTTTCTGGCGCAACGAAGATAGGCAGTCCGAAAGTATCCATGAATCCCTCGTAGTTCCACTCCATAGGTATGAACAAACTATAGAGTCCTGAAGCTGTTTGTCCATTTTTATTTCTTTGCGTAACATCTGAAGCGTTGTATAGTTTTTTAAAATTGTCTCCACCTTTATCTAAAGCATTTGAAGTTGAGCCCATCATACATTTACCTATTATTCTTGAACCTAGTCTTAATGTAGTTTTTGTAACTCTCCAGTTATTTAATATATTATCAGGCCTCTCCCATTTACCACTTTCGTCGTGAGCTAATATTTTAAGCTTTTCACCATCATAAGAGTTATCACCAGTATTTTTCCAGTCAATAGTTGTATCAAGACCGTCTAGTTCTCTTAGTTGCTCATTACTTTCAAGCTTTCTTCTAGTAAGTTTTGAAGCTGGAACCCTATACGCCAGTTCTGTTTTAGGACGATCCATACCGTCTTGTATCGGTTTGAAGAAAAACGGATAGTTAACGGATATTGGTACAACTTTGTCTGTGAACATTTTTTTAGCATCTGCTCCAGATTT